GATGCGAATATTGTTTTTACATGGGTTAGAAAGTCAACCTAATTGCCAAAAGGTAAAATGGTTACAAGATCAAGGACATTCAGTCCAGAGTCCTCAGATAGATTATCATGATGATAAATCATACGAAAGAATTTATAAATTAATTAGACATAACAATTATGATGTTATTGTAGGTTCATCTATGGGTGGATGGTTTGCATGGAACTTAGGTAAAGAATTAGGAGTTCCTGTATTGTTATTGAATCCGGCATTACATAGTAGATCAGTTAATCCTATCATAGGAGAGTGGGTAGGAGAAGAAAAGAAAGGTTCAAAGGTATTTTTAGCATTAGGAAATATGGATGATGTTATTGCCCCTTCAAAGACGGTAGATTGGTTGAACGAAAATGATAAATTAGATTGGAATGCTAATAATATCAGAAGAGGTGCATATGGCCATAGAACTCCAGTAGAACAATTCAAATATATATTTAATCATTTTGAATCAGGTATTAATCAAACAAATGAGTTATATGAGAGGTTGTCGTAAATGTCATAAGCCTATACCAAAAGCTAGATTGAAAGCTTTACCAAATACAAGAGAATGTGTTGGATGTTCTTCGGTAGAACGTAATTATGTTAGAACAATTATCTCCGGTAAGACTACATATTCTGAAGTAGAGGTTATTAAGAATAAAGATACAAAAGAATATTTACGAAACTTAGATAGTAAAGGTAGACAAGGTTTTGGTTCTATGTTATATAGAGCAAGTAAGAATGAGCCTAGTCCAAAATCATCTTCATTATCATTAGGTACTAGAGTAGCAAGAAAGAAGCCGGAATATAGTCAGGCTAATTTTGAGAAAGTGTTAGGAGAAGCTATGGATTGGTTAGATCATGATAAAAATTATGCGATTGAAAAGATCGAAAAGGCTCATAAAGAAGAAACAATATCAGGCATTCAACGTAGAAGAGCTTTAGAAATTCTTGAAGTATTCAAACCAACGCCTAAAGTAATAGAAAAGAAAGTAGAACAAGTACATGTAGATGAGGAAATTTTGCATGCATTTAAAAATTGGAAACATTAAATATGAATAAATTATTAGTAGGAATATTATTATATCTATTTGGTCAGATATTAATTTGGTATCAAACAAATGGACAGTTCAAATGGAAGTGGTTCGAAGAACATCCATTCGCAATTGCATGTATATTTTCAATACCAATATCATATGCATTTATTATAGCAACTACTTATGTTGTTCAGTATTTTGACGGCTCATTATGGCCAGGTAGATTTATAGGATTTGCGACAGGAATAATATCATTTGCAATATTAACAAGCTTTTATATGAATGAAGGTATCAATACTAAAACATTGATATCATTAATTCTAGCAACAGCATTAGTTGCTATTCAAATACTATGGAAATAAGTAGCAATAGCATATTTATATTAAAATAATAAACTAGGGAAAAATTATGTTAAAACTAAAACCATTACTGATGGAAACTAAAAGTTTTCGTAAACTAATATCAGAACTAACAAGTGTTTACGGAGGAGAGAGTGAAGCATTAAATATGTTACAAACCGGAAAAGGATTAAAGGCATATAAATTAAATTGGACAGATGAAAGAGCTGCAGAGTTTTTAGCTGATATGGGTGGTGAAGAAGGATTCCAAGCAAGAGTGGATAAATTAGCATCTATATCACCTCCATCAGGAGCTCCAAAACGTATTGATATGCCAGTAATTACTTCAGACCAAGTTGAAATAGTTCAACAAGCAATTATAAAAGGTGAGTATGATGTATTTGGACCATATGGAGATGATGTTGATGGATCTGAAGACGGAAAAGGTAAATTTAATAAAGACCAATTTTCAAAAAGTGGTGCAGATTCTACATACATGAACGATAAAGACTTTTTGACAAAAGGAACTGAGGATGGTGAAGAAGGTGGTAATGCTGATATAGTTAAAAGTAAAGATACAAAGTTAGCAGCTAATTTGTTAAAACCGAGTCAATCAGCTATTTATCTTGAAAAAGCAATTGGTGGTGTTTTTGGTCAAGTGGGTGATCAAGCAAGAAAAGGTGTGGTATCAGGAATGAATCCTAATGATATTATTGTTGTTAAGGGTAATTATATTTTAGATGGTCATCATAGATGGGCAGCTGCAATGTTAGCTAATCCAAAAGCTAAATTGGAAGTTACATTTATTGATTTAGATATTAAGATTGCAATACCAGTATTAAGAACAATAGGGAACGCCCTAGGAAATTCGGGACAAGAATAATGGGACCAGCAAAATATTTCAATAACGTTATTATAGGACAATTTTCATTAACAGGCCTACGAACTAAAGTGTATGTGGGTGGTAGATATCTAACTATAACTGATGCAGATGATGTAGAAGATCCTACATTTGGTTTTGGTATGGATGAAGATGGAGATATGCAAAGATTTGATTATAGGAATGTAATGCAATTATCAGTATCAGGAAATGTAGTTGATTTGGAAACATATAATAAAGGTATGGAAGCCAAATTTGGTGGCGGAGAAGAAAAGGCTGAGGAACCAAAAGAGGAAGAGCCAAAGGATGATGAAAAGAAAGATGATGCAGCAGCTCAAATGAAAGATCATCGTATGCCAAAGTTTGCAATGTTCGATCTACTTAAAGAAATAAGTCAAGAAGAAGTCGATGCTGAAGTAGAAGGTGCTGAAGCAGCAATGGATGCTGCAAAAGCAAAATTGAAAGCAGCTCAGGCATCTATGAAGAATACTATTAAAACATCAAAAGAAAAAATTAAAGCTGCAAAGTCACAACCAATTGATGATGGCGTTATTAAAGAAGATCAGGAATATACATTTGGTGTTGGTGACATAGTTAAAAATAAAAATGGTTCATGTCCACATCACGGATCAATAGGTGTTGTTAAAAAGATAATGACACTACCTAATGAGATGGGTACGGTTGCAATCTATACAGTAATGAATACAGGTACAACATATAGGCCAGGAGATAGTTTAACAAAAACAGTTGATCAATTAGAACCAATACAAAATATAGGGTAATATAATGGCAGACAAAAAAATTAAATTAGCAGACCTAGTTAAAGGGTCAGGATTTATAGAAATTCCAAAAAAGATATTTAGTCCAGAAACAGGTGATGCAGAAAAGGGTGGCAAGAAGCCAGTTGATTTAATATTACCAGCAAAACAAGAAATGGTATTACAAGCAGATACAGAAGAAAAACGTGGTTTGATTGTTAAATGGACAGATGGTAAAGGATATGAAATGCAATATTGGTATGGAACTCCTGATAATATTGTACCATCAGAATTAATAGCAGATGGAACTTCAAAAGGCAAGTCTGTTAAGAAAGCAATATTAAAATATCATTATAAACCAGAAGAATAAAAAGGAAAATTATTATGGCTAAAAAAACAGTTAAGAAAGCAGTCAAGAAAACTGCAAAGAAAGTTGTGAAGAAAGTTTTAGATTCAACGACAATCGACGAAAAGATAATGGAAAATATAGATGAGAACAGAGGTCTATATAATAAAATCTTATGTTACATTAAATGTTACGGTGGATATGTACTAGCAGTAGGTGCTGGATGTTTGTTTGGTGTTAATACTATAGCAGCTACATCATTCTTATTAGGTGCAGTGGCATGGGCTTATTGGCAAGTATGTAAATGTAAAGCTTGTAAAGTTAATAGCACTAGCGGCACTTGTTGTAATGGATAAGTATATTTACAGAGCAAAACTAGATCGAGTTGTTGATGGTGATACTATTGATGCTATGATCGATGTAGGTTTCGATATCTGGATAAAAAGAAGAATCAGATATATGGGAATCGATACTTGGGAATCTAGAACTAGAGATTTAGATGAAAAGAAAAAAGGCCTAGCAGCAAAGGCAAGAAATAAAGAACTTATTGAAACGGTAAGTTCTAAACCTGGCTATTTTAGACTTAAGTCTCATGGCGTAGGTAAATATGGTAGAGTACTAGGAGAGATCTTTATACAAGATGTAAATGGTGAGCAGATGTGTATTAATGAACAACTGAAGCTAGAAGGCCATGCATATGAATACCATGGTGGTAAAAAACAAATATTTAAGGGATAAGTTATGATAAATTGGATAAACGGTTTTGACGCCGGTAATAAAAAAGAAAAGTACTACTTACAATTTAGGTTAGGTACTTTTACAATAATAGAACTAAAATGGGAATCTAAGAAATTTAGATTCATGTTATTTAATTTGGGGTTTGAATTATGAGAAAGTTATTATTAGTATTGGCATTATTGCCAACAATGTTATTAGCACAGAATAGTTGGATAAACATACAATTATTAACAGATGATTATGCATCAGAAACTTCTTGGACAATAACACCTCCAGGCGGATATCCAATTATTGCACAATCTGATTCTATAATGACTGGCCAAACTCTATATGATACAACAATTGATCTAGGTGGAACTATTATTGTTAATTTATATGATCAATATGGTGATGGCTTAGGAGGATTTAATGGTTCACCGGAAGGATGGTTCCTTATACAAAATGATTGTCAAGATCCCCTCT